TTAAAGGGTTTCCGTGACAGGTTGTCATATTCGCTCTGTGAACACCCAAAATACACAGAATTAACGGGGATTCGCTCAATCTTACAAATAGATTTCAATTGCCTTGTTTTGATTGACAAATTAGGAAAAAGTAATATAATATATACTGTTAAAGAGTGCATAATACATTTTTCGATTTTATTCACTTGCAGGCGGGCGCCTGTGCATCACAAAAGAGATAGGATGGTATAATAATTGTTTACAATTTTAAAAGAACATCGTGGCTTCGGAAAGCAGATTTTGCTCCTTGCCAAAAACGAACTTATTAAAACCTACAAAGGCGCCGTAATCGGTCCTCTTTGGGCTGTTGTTAAGCCTGCGTTTACAATTTTTGTTTACTGGTTCGCTTTTTCCTGCGGTATCAAACAGCTTAAAACACTTCACCTTGACATCGGCGGAGCACAGCCTTTTTCCATTGACTTCTTTACTTTTATGTTCATCGGTATCATTCCGTGGTTCTTTATTCAGGACAGCATAACGCAGGGTGCAAAGGAACTGAGAATCAACCGTCAATTTATTACAAAGGTTAAGTTCCCCGTTTCAACAATCCTTACTTATACAGAGGTTTCAAGGCTTTTTGTTCACCTGATTCTTATGGCATTTATGTACGCATATGTACTTTTCACAATCGGACCGAGCTGGTACAATCTGCAATTTTTCCTGTACTGTCCGTTGATGTTTATCTTCTTCCTTGCGCTCACATGGTCAACAGCCCCGATGTCTGCGTTCAGTAAGGACTTTGAAAGCCTGATTGTTTCCGTTATGTCAGGTATTTTCTGGTTATCTGGTATTATGTACAACTCCTACGGCTTTGATTCGCCGTTTCTCAACAAGCTTATGCTTATCAATCCGATTAACTTTTTCGTAAACGGCTACCGCAACTGTTTCCTCTACAACAGACCGTTCTATGCAAACAAAACGGAATGTCTTGTGTTTGCAATTGAATTTGTTGTAATTTTCGCTCTTGGTATTTTCAACTACAACAGACTCAGGAAAAAACTTCCTGATGTACTTTAAGGAGGTAATATTATGGCTGAAACAAAAGTATCCGATCCGATTATTACCTTTAAAAATGTCAGCAAAACCTACACACTCTACAAAGATGACAAGGCAAGATTCAAGGCTCTTTTCTTTAAGCCGAGAAATGCAAAAACAAACAAGGCACTTAACAATGTTTCAATGGTAATCAATCGTGGCGAATCGGTTGGTATTGTCGGCGATAACGGTGCAGGCAAGTCAACTCTGCTCAAGATGATTACGGGCGTTGCATTTCCCGACGAAGGCGAAATCACCGTTGACGGCAAGGTTGCCGCATTGCTCGAGCTCACTGCAGGCTTTTCCATGGAAATGACAGGCAGGGAAAACATTTATCTGAAGGGTTATGTTCTCGGTCTTGAGGACAGCTACATTAAGCAGATTGAGGAGAAAATCATCGACTTTGCAGAGCTTGGAGATTACATTGACCAGCCTGTAAGAACATACTCAAGCGGTATGAAAATGCGTCTTGGTTTTGCTATCAATGTCAACATTGAACCCGATGTTCTTGTTGTTGATGAGGCGCTCTCGGTCGGTGACGCAACCTTCAAAAAGAAGTGTAAAAATAAAATTAAAGAGATTATCGAAAGCGGTGTAACCGTTCTTTATGTAAGCCACAATGCCGCTTCGGTTAAAGAAATCTGCGCGCGTTCAATCTTCCTGAAAAAAGGAACTGTTATGTTTGACGGACCGACAGATGAAACCCTCAGAGTTTATGAGGAATCAAAAAAGAAAAAATAATTCCGTTTCGGAATAAAGCAAAAGCTCCACAATTGCGGAGCTTTTCTGATTTATCTGAGAGGTAAACCCATATGGACTGTACCGTAAAAGGCAATCTGCCCTCCGAAATTTTTGAGGACATTAAAAAAATTGCAGACAACAGGATAAATTTTCAACAGTTAAAAAACAAGACTGTTTTCGTGTCGGACTGTCACGGACTTATTGCATATTACATTATATGCACATTACTTGAGGGCAATGATTTTTTTGAAAACAACACAAGGGTAATCACCCTTGCAAAAAGCCGTGAAGATGCCGAAAAGCAGTTCGGCAACCTTACTCTCCGCAAAGATTTTGTTGTTGAAATCGGAGAGTCAAAGAACTTTCCGGAGATTGAAAGAGCCGACTTTGTAATATACTGCAACTGCCCGTGTGAGGTTGCAGAGGAAGATTGCAGTAATCCCGAAATTGCGGATACAATCACTTCGGACTTTGCAAATGTGCTTGAATATGCAAAAGAGTCAAATGCCGAATCGGTTCTGCTCGTATCTTCATATATGGTTTACGGGGAGGTTTTCAGCGGTAAAAATAACATTTGCGAAAACGACCTCGGCTATCTTGATCCGACCGATGCCGACAGTGCATACGCACAAAGTATGCGTTCAGCCGAAACACTTGCTGTTTGCTATGCTGAAAAATTCGGTATGAATGTAAAAATCGCCCGTCCCTGCCCCACACTCGGAGGTGTCAGAATGAGCGATGAAAGAAAATGGGCAAAGCTGATTGTCAGTGCGGCAAAAAATCAGAGCATTATGCTTACAGATAACGGTGGTGAAAAGTTCAGCTTTTGCTATGTGACGGACACGGTTTCTGCATTGATTGATATTTTGCTTAACGGAAAAAGCGGTGAGGCATACAACATTTCAAACGATAACGCAAATGTGACAATGCGGAAATTTGCACAGCTTGTAAAATCGGCAAATCCCGAAAAAAATCTCTCCGTAGTGTTCGTTCACAGAAAAGACGAAGAAGAACCTGAATTTTCTCCGTCATCCCCCACACCATATGTTTTGTGCAACGATAAAATAAAATCACTCGGCTTTAGTCCGAAAACCACGCTTAAAGACGGAATAAAACGCAGTATAAGAGCAACAGAACTGCGTGCAGAATTGCGAAGGATAAAGTAATGCGTATTAAAGATTTTTTAAACGAATTTGAGGCCGACAGGGCGGCATTGCCCGGAGTTGAAAAAGAAACTCTTGCAAAGCTCAGGAACAAAACAATTGTCATCTCGGGCGGTGAACTCGCAAGGTGTCTTTGCTATGCCTTTCTGTACAATAACGAGGCTAAAAGGCTCGGAATAAAAGTTATCCTTCTCGGCAAATCACGCAACGCAATGGCATCATACCACAGCGAACTCTTGTTAAGAGATGATTTTGATTTTGTCGATTATAATTCCGCATCAGAAATTTCAAGTGCCGACTATGTAATTACAACAGGAATCTGCGGTGAACATACAGACAACAACCCACAGATTATGATTGACGGCATTGCAGAGATTAATGCCTGTGCCAAAATTGCTAAAGCCACAGGCGCAAGAGTTGTCGTTGTGAACGACAGCAGAATTTACGGCAAAGCCAAACCGCACAGAGTTTATTCTGAAAACGAGTACGCAGAACTTGACGCAACCTCTCCCTCATCGCTTGCAGGTCAGCTTATGAGAACGAGAGAAACCACCTTGCACTCGGTTTTGAAGAACAGCGAATCAACCGTTACAACGCTCAGAACGGGCATAATTTTGGGAGCGTCAAGCAACTTTACAAGCGTGCTTGATCCTGTTTTTGACGATATAGCCAACCGCCGTGACACAGTTGTTCCGGCAACAAGGGATCGCTGCACCTTTGTTTATATCAACGATGTTTTAAAGGCGATTGTTTTCGCAATGACAAATCTTGAAGAAAACGCAGTTTATAATGTCGGCGGCAAAAACTGCAACGCATCGCTGATTATGATTGCGGCTGTTCTCAACGATATTTACGGCAGTCGCTGTACAATTGAGTCGGGCGATTTTACGGAGCTTGACGGCTGTGCAATTAATTCAAACAAAATTTCCGTAAACGAATGCACTCCCGACATTGACCTTGAAACCATGCTGAAAATCTGCATAATGGACAAGATGAAGTCTGAAAAAGTTCTGCGTATCCCCCACTCACACGAACGCAGACTTGATTCAATTCACGAAATTCAGCTTGCATTTCTGCTTGAAACCGACAGAATTTGTCGAAAGCATAACATAAAATATTTTCTCGGCGGCGGAACACTTCTCGGTGCAATCCGTCACAAAGGATTCATTCCGTGGGATGATGATGCCGATATTATGATGTTGCGTGAAGATTTTGACCGCTTTTGTGAGATTGCGCCAAAGGAACTTCCGAGCAATATGACTTTTCAATCGTACCATACGGACAAGGCTTGTTTCTATGAATTTGCCAAGGTCAGACTTGACGACACTTTCTTTGCAACCGACTTTGCAAAAGACCATCACGCAATGCACAACGGAATTGCATTTGATATTTTCTGTCACGATAACACAGCCAATTCAGCAATCGGACGAAAAATTCATATGGCTGTGACTCTGTTCACAAGAGCGCTGGTGTTCAATAAATGGAATAATCGCAAGGCTGAAAACGGCAGTAGAATCCAGAGCATTGTAACAAATTTCTGCAAGAAAATATTTCCGCTCAGATTCAGTATGTGGCTTGAAGTCCGTACTTTAAAATTCTTTAAAAACAAAAAGAACGCAAAATATCTCTATGACGGAATGGGCAGAAATATTTATAACGGTGCTTTTCCAAAGGAATATCTTGACGATGTTGCTTATTCCGACTTTGAGGGTTACAAGTTCCCTGTGCCAAAGGAATATGACAAGTACCTTACTTTCCTCTACGGCGACTATATGGAGCTTGCACCGCTGTCAACAAGAATGGGTTGCCACGAAATTGCCCTCTGCGACATTGGAAAATATGACGGTTTCAAAATCCGCAAACCCGATTCTGAAAAATAATCAGCGTAAAACAGACCGATAAAATAAATGTGACTTGACACTTACCTGTCGGTCTGCTATAATAATGTAGCACATTTTGAGTGCTGTTGCGGAATCAGCTGAAGAGTAAGATTCATCTGAAAGTAAGCTCCGCCTCGGTTTCCCCACCGTGTAAAAATCAAGGGAATTTAAATTGATTATGCAAAAGTTGACACTTTCATTTTCAACTTTCCATTTTCAATTTTCAATTTAATAAGCAGGTATGGCGGAATTGGCAGACGCGCATGGTTCAGGTCCATGTGAAAGCAATTTCATGCAGGTTCAAGTCCTGTTACCTGCACCATAGCTTTTTACCCCGGTAAATACGATGTTTACTGGGGTTTTGCTATACTTAAATCACCCTAAAACACGGAAAAATACATATCGTAGCTAACACACAGCTAACAAGTAGCTAACAAATCTATAACCAAAAGATACCGCACCATCTGTCGCTTTTCGCACAAATCGAAAAAACTTTTCACACTAAATGAAAAAAATTGAATTAATCATTTTTGCATATTGTTGCAGAAATGTTTCCGTAAAAATAAAAACACCTTGCAGAGATTTTACTCATCTGCAAGGTGTTTTTTTGTGTTAATTATTCTTTTTTTCGGTTGCCGTTTTGCTCTAAAATGAGATTTGTGCCGGTCTTTTTAATCTTATTTGGCTGATATTCAAGGATGTCAGCAACATCACAACCAAGGACTTCGCATATCCTGTCCAAATGTTCAAGGTTAATACGGTCACACATCTCATTATATATATCGCATATTGTCGCAGGTCTTATGCCGGTTTTACGGGCAAGTTCAGCCTGCGTTATGCGGTATTTGCCAAGCAAATCGGACAAATGAATTTTAATCATAATAACGCCCCGAGTAATATAATATACTACTGCGTTATTATTTTGCTTAATTGGTAATATTATTACCAAATCAGTAATTGGTTATGATAACTTCTTTAAATTCTGCACGATTTTCAGCGGTTGCTGGGAGCAAGTTTTGCCTGCTTACGCACTTAATATGGTAACCTTTATACAAGTCACGAATGAAATCGCAATCGTTATAGGATAGGATAAAACGCCCTTTAATCCCCTTTAAAACGGCATTTAAACGGATATGGTCATCTTTATTGAACTTAGTATAGTTACGGTTATAGTAGCGTTCTGATGCCACATATGGCGGATCTACATAAAACAGAGCAGAATCACGGTCGTATGTTTTTATAAGGTCTTCAAAGTCCCTATTTTCAACGATTACACTTTTTAATCGTTCCTTGTATTTCGGGAGTTCAGAAACAATGTTATCAATCGTTTTAGGAGCAGTTGCGAACGAATAGCGATTACTGCCGAAACTGCATTTGATTAAGTAAAGATATCGTGCTGCCCTTTGCAGGTCAGTAAGCTCAACCTGATTCTCAATCTCATAGCGATACTGTGAAAACAACTCTCGTGACTGTATCCAATCAATCTCCTTTTGTAGAGCAGAACAATTGTATTTTATCTGCTTATAAAGGTTAATCAGGTCGCCGTCAATGTCATTGAATATCTCCATTTGACCTTTAATTTTATCCTTACCAAATAAGACCCAGCCTGCACCGCCACACACCTCTATGTATCGCTCGCAATCACCGGGAATAAGTGAAATAATCTGATTTTTAAGGTGGCTTTTGCCACCAATCCAGCCGATAAAGCTACGCATTTTTACCTCCATAATAACTTTTTAGGGGCGTTATTATGGATATGTAAGATTAACCTAACGCTTTCTTTGCATTTGCAATTTTTTTGTCTTTAGACCAATTGCAATCATTTATGAGATGATAAATTGCATTGATTGTCTTTTCTCCGACAATGCCGTCAACTGTAATTTTAGCTGCTTTCTGTGCTTCTTTGACGGCTTTAAGCGTGCCATTGCCAAAACCAGCCGAATTGTCAACTTTAGTCTTGATAATTTTCATGTTGTATAATGTAATCAGCTGCTTTTTAAAAGCAAGCGTTGCAAGATTTTTTGATCCCATTTTAATCATTTCTTCTTCCCCCTGATTTGAGTTATTTGCAGAAACATAATCCGGTCTGCATACATAGCTGATACAGCTTGACCATCTTTTTTGACGGAGCACAGCACCGTTGCCACCGCCTGTGTTACCTTCAATAGTTGTGTAAGAGCCATCCGAATTAACACTCTCAATAATGCCTACATGGTCAACGGCATACGCACCGGGGACAATTGTGCTTGCCTCATTGCTCCAGTGAAAAAGAACAATATCGCCAGCTTTATAGCCGCTCCGTACGATTTTACCTTTGTTATAAAAAGTCTGTGCAAGAACACCACAACCGGCAGTTTTAACGCCGAGCATATCATCTGCATTTGCCTGCTTAAACAACCACCAAATAAAGGCAGCACACCAGTCATAGCAACTGCCCGATACTTCCGCTCCGTAAAACGCTGTATTATATTTACAGCGTTTTACATTTGTTGCCTTTGTGCCAACTTCGGCACGGGCAATTTTAAGAATTTTATCTACTGTTGTTTTACTCATTTTATCCTCCTGTTGTCAATAATATAACACCTGAAAGAAAAATACCTATACATATAATCCATATCATAGGCACTTAACAATCATTACGATTGGCATCAACCATGCCTTCGCCGATGATATACGCTATCATCGTACCTGCGGACATAATAATTGATGTAACCTGTGCAGTTTCGGTTTCTGTTACTCCAAATCCCATAAGGAGTGCTGTAACAAAACCGATTACCGCTGCCCAAAATTTCCTGCTTGTAAGTTTCTGCTTCCAGTTGATTTTCTTCATTATGTTTCCTCGCTTTCTTCTATCATCGGATCATCTACAGTAGGATTATCACCCCACACCGCCATTACTGCGTTATAGTATTCATCAGACAGCACCGTTTTGATCTGTTCTCTGCCCGATTTGCTGTTCATGTATGCGTTGCGGATGTTTCCGCCTACCTGCATTTCTTCACCGTTAAAGGTCAAAAACTGTTGTCTGAGTACCGACACGCTGTCCTTCGTGAGCATATCGAGTGTGATTTTTTCTTTAAGTTCCATTTTTTTCATACCTCCGTTATTTTTATATTTTGTAAATCAAAGAAAAGTTTACCTGCTCATCAGCGACGAAATTATAAGCCTGTTTATTGAGCGGAGTAAACTGCAGCCAAGCTGATTTACTTGCACTTCCTCTGAACATTCCGCCGTTTTTGCTTATGCCGATATCATGAACAATCACATCCGATTTGTTTGAGAAAGGCATATTGAGCAAAGATATTGAAGATGTTCCGCCTAAAGATGTTGCGTTCATAATGACGGTGACATTGACAATAACGATATCGCCTATTTTTTCATAAAGGCAAGTTGCAGATTTTATTTTATCAATCTGAGTAGAGTACGGAGTAAGAGTAGCTGTACCAAGTTCGATATTTGACGAATCGTATTTAGTTGCCAAGGCGGTTTTATCTGCTTTAACAAGCAGAGCACTGTAAACCGTACCGCTTGTCAGATAACACGGACTATTATTTTTGGGTTCACTGTCAAACGGCATTGAATTGAGCTTTTGGGCAAGTTTTTGGTCTGTTCTTTCCTTCGTATATGCGTCCGTAATTCCGTACCCTGCGAGTGTTGTTGCCTTATTTGCCTTGCTATTTATAATAGCTGTAAGAACTTTGTTCTGTACAGGATTAACGCTCTTAGCATCCAGTGCAGTATCGGTAAGCACAGCTCCGCTCTCGGTCAGAGCAATGACACGGGACAATATGTCTAATAACTCGGGATAATAGTCAGAGGTAGTAATATCACCGTCATAATCGCTGTGGGTGTTAATTACAAACGGTTGAGTAGAGTAGGTACGAGTACCGTCTGTAAGCACAATTTTAGCAACCGTTCTGCCGGCGGATGAAAGCATAGCCTTATCTGTAGTTACAGTAACAATATTTTTTGATACTGCAGCATTTACAGCAAAATAGTTATTATTGTTTTTTCCCTTACATACAGCTGTTGCACCGGTTGCATCGTAAGCCTCGCCGTCAGCGGTAAGGGTAATCTGTATCTTTCTGCCGATATCAAACTGTCCTGCGGATATAACAACAGGTGTAGCCTGACAATTTAAATCAAGCGTAATTTTAGCAACATATTCATTCATCGGCGTGCTCCTTTTCCGCTGTTACAGTTGTAACCTCGTTTGCGAGTTCAGCAATTACTTGCGATTTGATATCTACAAGCACTGATGACATTATGCCGTCAATAAGACTGGCTGGAAAGCCGTATTTACTTACAATTGCATTAACAGCGGCAATAAGTTCTGAACGAGCTGATTGTAATGCTAATGGACTAAGTTTCGTCTGCATTTTTATCCTCCTTTGAGTGAATTTCTTCAGACCGTTCTGCCGGTCTTGATTTATCCGTTTCGGCAATTTCCTTCGTATTGATTATGTAATCCATTTTAATTACCTCCTAAGCAGTTAACGATTGAAGAATGCCATTTTTGAAGGTCATTTTAAACTCTTTCCAAGTTGCTGCTGTACCATTGCTGTTAAATGATGTTACATAATAACCCGAAAAAGTGTCTGTAATAGAGCCGCCTTTAAAGCCCCAATCATTCAAAATAGCGTTGTGTAAATAATGATTCCGCAAGTTAAGGTCACAACCTGTGTGTAACTGATTGGCTTCAAGCGAACCGATTTTTTGAGCGGCATATGTAAAAATAAGAGTGTATGAAGAATCAGTTGATTTCATACGATAACACCAATCCATAAATGCCGAACCGTTTTCAAGGTTAAACGAAAGGTCACGCTTTGAAGTATCAGAAGCATAACAACCGGTACCTATGTAACCTACCTTAGTGCCTTTGTAGTAAAAATTTTGACCTACCGAATTTAACGACATTAGCTTTTTGCCGTTATTATCAAAAATATCATGTCCTGTTGATGACAAACTCATCAGCTTTCTATTCTGGGAATTGTACACATTTAGCTGTGCATTTTCAAATTTTATGTAATTTGAAATTTTGTTCCAAGCAATTTTGATGTCATCGGCAGACTGTTGGAGAAGAGTACCCCACCTGTCCGAACCGACAACCTTGTTGACTTCAAAAAATAATCCCTCGGCGGTCTGTGTAATCACCGAACTGTTGAGCGAACTTGCCCATGAATCGGACACATGAAGAACGGTTGTGTCTAAGTCCTGTTTAATCTCATTTACCTTGTTATGGTCGTGCAAAGTTTGTGCATCAAGAGCAGTAACCTTGTTTTGCAAGGTCTGCAATTTCCCTGTTATTTTGGCTGGCACGGTTGAAAGGGTGACCGTGTTGAGCGTTGCATCGGCAGGATACTCTTTAATCTCAACTATACGGTAGTTAATCCTTGTCTTGCGTTTTCGGTCAATCAGAGTAACCACATCATACAAATCAAAAGCAAGCACATCACCGTATGTGTCGGGCAATGTTTTTGCAAGGTCAATAACCTTAGCTGTGTAGGATTGCTCCGGCACAGCAAGCACGGCAAGTTTTGCTTTTGCATCGTCAAGCAAAGTTTGCTTGTTTGTATAGCGTTCGTCTCGCCATATAGCTGATATGACCTTGTCGGTATAGCTATGATTTTCAATGTAATTTTTGCCATTGTTTAGGCTGGCTATACTTAAATTATCTTTACCGTATGGATAAAGTCTTGTAACCAAACTTGTGGTACTGCCTTTGTAAGTCATATCGCTCAAATTAAGCTCATCGGTAAAGTAAGTGCCTGTCGGCTCGGTATTATTGTATGGCTTTATACAGTAAATAACCTTGTTAATCGTATCAAAGCGGTAGCGTGTATTGTACGCTGTCGAGTTTTGGCAGTAGTCAAGGATATCAAGCGTGGTAACATCAGTCAGCTCAAGTGTGCGGCGAGCGGCTACGAGGTCGGCATCAACAACAGTCCAACCTGTGCCTTTTAAAATCTCCGAGCATACGCTTGAAAAGCTAACGGTGCTCTTATTATAGGTCGGATAAACATTATAGTTGAGTCCCGTGAGGTCAAGCTCACAAGTAATGGTGCTTACCGTTTTACGCTCATTGATGCCGTTGATAAGATAACGCTGTCCGTCATATTCGACCGTACCATACAAAACAAAATACCTATATAATTCGTGGTCAGGTGAGATATCAAACTGCAAAGTCATCAAACCGTCCTCTGAACGAGTACGAAAAAAGGTATTATCAATGTCACGATACACCTTAATATCATCACCGTAAAATACCTTTAAAAACATCTTAAACACCTCCTAAACTAAATGTAAATCGGTGTGTAAGACACCGTTATGCTGACATCAGATGCAGACGATGTTATCTGATTTTTGCCCGGTTGCAGAACAGGGAAATCAATCAAATCACTGTCGCCAAACTTATTTTTGCCGTCTGCAGTAATTAATCCTGACACGCTGTCAATAACAATTTTTGTGCCGACTGCTATATTTTTGATAGTAACGCCCTGCAAAGTTACCTCAGATTTTGTGTTAGCATACTCAGCCGTAATTATAGGTAGTGTAGCCGTGTTGGAATTGCAAATCATATAGCTGTTTGCTTTTATAATCTCACTGATAGGCTTTGCGTGACGAACAGCATTAAATGTATATGTAACATCATGCTCACCACTGCTATCAAAAGTTGCGGCGGCAATACTGTTGACTATTGCCGTGTATATAAATCCATCAGGAAGAGCAATTTCAACTACTTTGCCAACAAGCAAGCCCTCAAATACAGTTATATTTTCGGTTGCTATTGCAAGGCGGTCGGAAACTGTCAAACCTTTTGCATAGTCACCAAGATAGTGAGGGTAAAAAGTCAAAGTTAAAGTCAAAGTTCTTGTGCCGGGAACGGAAGAAAACAGTAACGGAGCTGTTAAGATACTGCGAGAGGCAGATAAATTGTTGGTAACGGTTGTACCGCTGACCGAATAGCTTTGTAAACGGGCATTGTATGCGGAAATATCAACGCCGTTTATTGTCATTTCGTTAAGCATTTTATCTGTCCTCCCATGCAAGTTCTTCAGAAACATACGGCGTGAGTGCCACAGCTGTTTCTCGACCGTCAATATTAATTGAGGTGTGAATATCGCCTTTAAGGTTGTACTTACGCTCGTTATCCTCGCTCATCAGCTCGACATTGTGGTTGACATCAGCCGTGAATTTGGATCTGAGCATAGCCTGTCCTGCATTAACAGCTGACCTCATCTTAGACACAAGACCGTCAGCTGAAACACCAGCCTGCATACGCTCGGTAAAGGTAGAAGCAACATCATCAGCCTGCTTATAAAGTTTTGGAGCTTCGGCATCAAGTCCGTTTTCACCGCCTTCGAGGGCGTAGGCAAAGATTTTTTTGAATACTTTTGAGGGGGAGTGTTCATCAAACATTTTCCTAAAAATATTGATAACACTGCCTGAAATTTCTGAGGCCTTAGAATAAAGCGAGTCCTGTTTTTCTGATAAACCAGTTTCCGCTCCTTCCATAGCATCTATAAAGCTTTGTTTAGTGTCTTCATCAAGGTTATCAAACGCTCCTAAAAATGCAGAATTTATTCCTTTAGCTTTTGTATCTGTTTCTCCGGTATATTGTTCATACAAACCCATTAATGATAGAAACGCAACCAACTGATTTTGGTACTTTTCATCAGAAAGTATTTTTTCCTGATTGTTACGAATCTCTCCCAGTTTTTTGCTGTACCTTGCATTTTCTTCTTCTTCGGCTTTTTCTTTGTTTGCAAGTGCAGTACCTGCCATAAGAGATTTTTGAGTATCAGTTAAATTTTTGTTGCTTATTTTGTAAAGCTCAGCATTATAATTACTTGCTATATCAATAAGTTTTTGTTTATGCGTTTGCTCGGCATCACTTTCATCTTGATTTAATTCTTTTAAATCTTTAGTTGTACTTTTCAACGCTTCTGCACGATTATAATAACCGTCTTTAATAATTTTAAGAGTATCCCCAGCCTCTTTATTAGCTGCACTAACAGCTTGCTGATAGCTTGCTTCTGCGGCTTTAACATCAGCATCATGTTCTTTCTGCGAATAATCACTATCCGTTTTCAACCTCAAATCAAGCAAGGCTACCTCTTCGGTATATTGCTCGTATGCTTTATCAATTACTGCTGTACGAGTTTCTTCGGCAGAGTTGGTAAGTTTTTGTGCTCTTTGAGTATATTCTTCAAGCGATAAATCAGATGCTTCATTTAGAGCTTTAGCCTGAGTTGTAACAACCCCTTGCTTTGCTTCTTCAATAGCAAGTTCTTGATCTGCAAGTTCGTGCATTTTGGCGAAAAGGTCTTCAAGTCTTTGAATTTCACCGCCGGTTAATTCTTTTCGATTTTCCGAGGCGATTTTACAAATCTCTGTAATTTCGGATTGAACATTGTCCATATTTTCGGACAACTTTTGTTTTTCATCATCGGAAATAATGATGTTTTCATTGAAGTTATCAAAGATACTGCCCGAGTTTTTAATATCGTTCATAAAATCGCCGAATTTTGAACCAATATCCTCATATGACGAACCAAGGTCATCGTTTGCTGACTGTAAATTAGCTTCTGCGGTTGCAAGATCCTCTGTTGACTGTGTTGCATCACCATTAGAGGTAGAAAATGCAATAATACCGGCTGTCAGTGCTGTTATGCCCGTTAAGATAAGCACAGCAGGATTGAGTGACATTGCCAAGTTCCAAGCATACTGAGCGGCTGTGGCAAGTGTAATCTCACCTGTTAATGCACCGACTGCAATTTGTTTAAGGGTAATCGTGCCGAGTGATGCCGCCTCTGCAAGGCTTTCTGCCGTGACTGATGCGGCGTGCTCTTTCATAAGAGCTGTGATAGACGATATGATTTTCCAAGCCTTCCACGCTGTGACAGCAGTTGTCACAATTGGCAAAAGTATATTAAGGTTGTCAGCGACAATATCAATAGCTTTTGCAAGCGGTGGTATAACAACCTTTGCAATGTTAGTGATTGTTTTGCCAAGGTTAATCAATATGGTTTTAACGGTATTTATAGCCTTTTTAAGTCCGCCGTCCTCAAAGGACTTTTTAATAGTGTTGATAGCTTCCTTGACAGGTGCTTGCAACTCCTTGGGCAGGAGCTTAACTAAGTTTTTTGTTAAGGCATTTACAATACTTTTCGCCGCCGAAAGCAAATCAGGAGCACGGTCAATTATGCCTTTAACTAATGTTTTAACAATGTTTATAGCCGCCTTAACGAGTTTATCGGAGTTGTTTGCAATACCGTTGACAAACGCCTGTAAAAAGGACATAGCGGCATCAATCATCTTCGGAGCGGCTTCAACTGCTTTTGTTGCAAGCTCACCGAAAATAGAGCCTGCCTCTTCAATCATCTCTGATAATCCGCCTTCGGTAAATGCCTCGGTAAGTCTGCTTACATAGTTCTGAGCCTCTTTTGCGGCATCGGTCAGAGGCTCGGACATACTTTCGTATATTTCTATACCCAAGCCTTCAAGTCCTGATTTAAGAATCGTAATCTGTCCCTGCAGATTGTTCTGCATCGTATCAGCCATTTTTTGAGCTGAGCCGTCTGCATTATCAATGTTTTTAACAAGTGTATTAAAATCCTTATCACTTGCATTGATGATAGCAAGCATACCCGACATAGCCTCTTTGCCGAAGAGAGTACTTGCAGCGGCTGTTTGTTCTGTTTCGGATAAACCGCTAAACTTTGTTCTAAGTTCTTTGATAACATCAATTAAAGGTAATGCTTCGCCATTTGCATCGGTCATACTTATTTTATATTTTTTCATGACCTCTGCCATTGCATCGGTAGGTGACGCAAGGTTTGACAGAGCAGTTTTTAAGCTTGTACCTGCCATACTGCCCTTAACACTCGCATTAGCCATAAGTCCGAGTGCAACGGACACATCCTCAACACTATAGTGCATCGCACCCGCAAGAGGGGCTACATATTTAAAACTTTCGCCGAGCATTGAAACATTGGTGTTTGCAGAACTTGAGGTTTTTGCAAGTACATCGGCAAAGTGCGTACTATCAGAAGCTTTAAGTCCAAATGCTGTAATTGCATCGGTGACGATATCAGAGGTTGTTGCAAGATCAAGACCGTCTGCGGCGGCAAGTGACATTATACCGTCAATACCGTTAAGCATTGATTTAGTATCCCAACCAGCCATTGCCATATATTGTAAAGCCTCGGCTGATTCGGAAGCAGAAAACTTTGTTTTTGCTCCCATTTCTTTGGCTTTGTCGGTAAGGCTCTGCAAGTCTTTACCGCTTGCACCGCTGATAGCCGATACTTTCGACATTGCCGCCTCAAAAGATGAGCCTACTGTTGCCGCTGCTGTTGCTCCTGCTCCAAGAGTTGTAGCTATACCGGCAAGCGTTGTTGTTATTGCAGACACACCTGTTTTGGCAAGTCCTTTTAATTTATCAATACCCGTTTTAAAACCACCGGTATCAATTTTGGTGTCAATTTTAATAGAGCCATCGTATGCCAATATCTCACATCCTTTACTGTGAGGTCATCGGCATCCAATGGCTCTACTTGACCTGATTATTTTTATCGTTTAATACGATTTCAAATAGCTTTTTACAGTTACGCCCTTTACAGTATGTAAAAATGCCCTTACACCTTGACGATTTGTCAAAGTAATATAAGGGCATTTCGTAACCGCAAAAAGGGCATTTAATTTTTTGTTTGTTTTTCAATTTATCACCTACGATAAATCATATTGATTTTTACTTGTTAATTTTGTTTTAACACTTAAATCTAATTCATTTTTCGGTACTTTAGAAGTGAATTCAAACTCAGCGTAACCGCTGGTTTCGCCTTCAAATTTATATACATATGTATTTATATAATAATCATCAGTTTCGTCTTTTGATTCTGATATCTTAGTACCTTTTCCGCCAACAATTTCTTCAACTTTAAATATGGTCATTCCCATATTTATTTGGTCAAACTCATCTTTGCTGATTCCTGACGGGTCGTTTTTAGCTCCACAGGCTGTGCAAGTCAATGCTAATAATGCAATAGTTATAAAGGATAGAATCTTTTTCATAGCTGTACCACCTCAATAAATTTTATATACACATTATACAAAATCTATATAAGTTCGTCAACAGATTTTCCTGACAACAAAGCATCTTCGATAGCATTGTATTTTTCCTGCACCGACTGTGGCAGAGGCAGGGCATAGAGTTTTTTCATTCTCTGATAAAAATTGCGGTCTGCTGTTGACATTTTAGGGGTAATCGGCATACTGCGATACCCCAAGATTCTGACGAACATACAATCGGCGTTAAGGGATTGAAACAATGCTCTGAACTTCCACCAATGTAATTTCGCATCGTTGAGGTCAATGCCATATTGCTCCATAAATGCCGCATAGATATAGCCGTCATCAAAATCGTAATCAAATACAGCTTTATCATTGCCACCGCCTGAATGCTTTTCGGGTGGTTTTCCACAGCGATAAAAGTTTAAAATAGCCTCGACTGTTTCTTCGTTCATCGGGCAAGGTGTTCTGAATACAAGCTTCTGAATTTCTGCGAGTATTTCAGCCGATAGTGTATCATCAATTTGATTAGTAAGTATAAGCTCGAATTTAATCCACACTCTAAAGTCGGTGTTGATTTTATAATCTACACCCGACACGGTTATTGTATCGGGTGTTTTGTCACAAAGCAGATTCATTACTTTGTCGCCGGTTTAAGTGTCTTTTTGTAATGATTGTACTGCTTATGCTTTTTGCCTCTGTGATTGTTAATCGCATTTGCTTTACCCTTATACATATTGCCGAGTTTTGCTCCGAGGGCATTAACCGCCTTGATAACATCCTCATAAGCATTAAGGCAAGTTGTCAGATTTACTGATTCGCCAAATACCTTTTTAGCTGTGCTGTCACCGAAAACTTCATCAAAAAAGTTGAAAACAGCAGTACACTGAGCACGGATAAGCTCTGACTGGCGTTTGCCTTCGGGATGTAAATCGTCCATTGCTTTTGCGACATTATCGTGAGCGTGCTCGTAACGCTCCATAGCAAGCGCATCGGCAACATCAATGTCAGGTAAATTTACACCGTTAATAACCATATTTTATACCTCCGAAGTTTTTGCTGTAAATGTCTTTGTGGCTGTGTCAAAAGTACCCTCGACAGGATCTCCTTTTGCAAGGAAATTGCCACTGCAGCCCATTTCGCCGTCATCATTCGTAAAACTTGCCACCTCGACTGCAACACGGATTTTGCGTGCATGATATGCGGTCTTGTTACTGCCGCCTTCAACAGGCTGGTCAAGGTCAACGATAACATAATCTGTTTCGGCGTCTGCTCCCACAAGCTGTTTTTCGCCGATATTGATGATGTAATTGATAGCATCCTGCTCTCTGATCTGGTCAACCTCAAATGCCGTCGTCCAATCATAGCCGCTGATTGATTTTGTTGCAGATTTGTCGCAGACATACTTACGGCTCTTAGTCTGAGCCGCAGGTGACTCATCAAGAGTTTTTGCACCTACACCGAGGAGCGAAAAATTCGGCGACTTGTTTGTGCCGCCGCAGTCAAGGTAGTTTGCCTGCATTCTTCTCTGTCTGATTACTTCGCTCATTATTTTTTACCTCCAATTGTTTTTGTGTATTTAAGCTGGCACTGTATCTGATACCGTGCCGATTTTGTATCGTTGTCAATCGCATAACCCGATGATAACACTTTTACGGATAACGGTGTTAAACCTTCGGGCAGTTTTGGCAGTCTGCCGTTCAAGTTCTGCTCAGCAATCCATTCCTGCAATCTTTCATAAAATTCAAGATTTGCCATATTGATTGATTCATCAGGACTGTAATTTTCACGGCTTGCGAAGATAAAGAGGTACTGACATTTAGACGAGCCGTCAACATACTGCTCTAACACAGTTTTGCACGGCACAACCTCAATGCTGTACTGTTCGGGGTCTTCGCCGAGATAGTCAACATTAAGGTCATTATCAACCTCTAATACATCGCAATCGGCAAACCACCTAAACAATGATTTAATTATTGATTCGTCCATTATTTGCCTCCGCTTTTTTCTTTGGCGGTTTTGATGATGTCATCAAGGTGGTCTGCTTTCATTCGTTCAAACCAAAACTTGCCCCTTAGACCACCGCTTGCAGTGCCTTGTTTACCTTTGCCTGCATTTAGGTAGTAATTGGTATGTGCATATACAATATCGTACATTACCTCACCACTACCTATCTTTGTGCCACGGATACCGCTCTTGATAAGATTGCCGGTTTTAAAAGGTACATATGGAGTAGAACGGCGAAGGACTTCGCTGTCCACAATTTTTTGAACCTTGCCACTCGGCTCAAGACCACGGTCTTTAAGCATAGTTTCGGTAGTATTAAAAAGCAGTTTAATAATCATTTAACCACCAATTTAATGTGTTTTGAAAAGGCACTTGCCGACAGATTTTCGGTGACCTGCGTAATCTGCTGACCGCCTGCGTCAAGGATATCCTTAACAGTAATTACATCAAGGTCAACCAAGCCTTTTACAACATAATCTCCCTTTTTTAGGGAGTAGCAATTGTCACTTTCATCAAGCGGTAAAGACTTGTATGTTGACGGGTCAACATAGTGAGTAGTCTGCAAAACGCTGTCGGGGATACGGATAACATACTCATCAGATGCAGACACATTTTTGTCAGCAACAATAATTTGATCCCTACCGTGGTAATTAACTCCGTCCAAAACAGTTGCAAACCAAAAGGTTTCACGACCCTGCTTTTTAGAGCAAAACACGGTAATGCGTGTGTTGTTTGTGAGCATTATCTCACCCCCTGATATAAAAGACCTGTACCGCTTAACTCCTGCTTAATAGCCTTGTACATTGCTCTTTTTTCACGCTCTGCAAGCTCATCGGCGTTGTAGTCTTTGTATGTAACGCTGTAACCGTCCGTTGTTTCGGATTTGTTCCTTTGGGGAATATTCCCCACCCCTCCACGGTTTCCGCCAACCGCCTCAGCGGCGGCACAAACAGCGTTTTTCACAGGCTCGGTCACTTCGGAAATTTTTCCCATAACGACATAATTAAGAAAGCGTTCCGCCTTGCGTGCATAGCGGTTAAATTCTTCGGCGGTTAAAGCACCGCCGAAAGAATCCTTGTAATAAGCATAATCCGCATACATTTTTAAGATACCTTAATGTTACGGAAAACACCGCACTTTGTTGTGTTTTTGAGAGCAACAGCGGCAATCATTTCAACCTCAGCCTTTTTAACCGCACCGGGGGCAGTAAGGTCAGGCATATATGTTTTGATGATTGACGAACCGCTGAGGGAAACACCGTGAAAAGCGTCAAGACCAAGCTGTACGGCATAAAGGTCGGTAAGACCTGTCACCTTTGAGCTTGATGCACCTGTTTCGTAAATCGGCACACAAGGTGCTGTTTTAGATCCGTCAAAGTAGTTGCCCATATCGTAAAAAATAATATTGTCATAACCCTGAGCAGTTTTACCGAAAGCATCCTCGGCTCTTGTGAGATAGCCTGCACGCTGAGCTACGCTCTTGAGTTTGGCAATCAGCTTGCTGTTGCCGAGAAGAAATGTAGGCTTGCCGTCAATGCCGCCGATAAACTCATTAAGCATGTCAATCATTGTCTGATAATTGCTTGTAAGATTTGCAGTTGTCGAAAGATCAACTACCGTCTTATCAGATCCTGCATTGTACTCAGTGCCTGTGCCCTTGAGGAGAGTTGTAAGACCGTCAAAATCAACCGCCTTGTCAGTTTTTGAACCGTTGATACAGCAGTTCTGAAAATGGTTCTTCGTGGCAATTGTCATCTGTTCAAGCTGGAACGCAATCTCGTTTGTGGTTGCCTCCTGCACAACACGGTCAACTTCGCTTGCTCCGCCGAAGATTTTAAGGTCAACGCTCTTTTTGATTCTCTTGGCTTCATTCGCTGTGTACTCGCTGTTAATTGCTCTGCCTGCCGCTGTTGACGGTGTCTGCAACTGTAAATAACCGTATGTCATGGTTGAGCCACCGACACCCGGTGAAACGCAATCATCAAAAGTAAGCTCATCCATAAACTGTGAGCCACGGCGGAGAGTATCAATAACCTCCTGTGTCACCTTCTTCCCGGTGGTCCCGGTGGCCACCTCCACTTCAACTGAGACCTTTCTGTTT